AAGGTAGTGTACTAAATCACAGTTTATTGTTTGAACGCAAAGGATATGTAGGTGCAGCTTTAGAAGAACTAGAACGTTGGGCTAAAACACTTCCCTTAATATACAAAGTAATTGCCATCCGTCCAAAATGGGGATTAGACTTTTCGATGGACTGGGTTGATCGCAAAGGTAATACGTTTGAAGTACTACATTGGGAATGGGACAGCTTTGACTATAATGAAATTGAAGCTGTGAGAAAAACAGTTGAACCTATTCTGCTAGCCATAGACTGGCAAGAAGCTGGTCAAGCAATATTGGCGCATAAAGATAAATGGCATCACTTAGATTTCTTTGCCCAAAGCCGTTGGAAGTGCGACTATTTTGGTGTACCTGAGGAACGATTCAAAATGGTTGCTTGGGAATAAATAATAGCACTTATTGGAGTTGATATGAAACGATTTTTATTACTACTGTTAGCTGTACCTATGCTAGCATTTGCACAAAAAACACCACAGGGTGTGACATACGATGCACAAATTTTAAGAGTGAGTGATGGCGACACAGTTGTGATCGCTGCCCCCTTTCTCCCCAAACCGCTTAAGCCAGAGCTTGCGGTTAGAATATTTGGAGTCGACACTCCAGAAAAAGGCCACAGAGCATTATGCCCTAGTGAAGCCCAAAGAGGAGAAGCCGCTTCCGCTTTCACTAAAAATGCAATCGCCACAGCAGCAGCTCAGGGTGGAAAGTTTCAGGCAACTCTATATGGATGGGACAAGTTTGGTGGTCGTGTTCTCGGCGACATTCTAGTCAATGGACAGAGTCTACGTGCAGCATTAATTGCTAACGGATTTGCAAGAGAGTATTACGGCGAAGCTAAACAAAGCTGGTGCCAATAAGATCACACTACCTTAGGAACGCTTTGCGTTACAAGTGTGGCCCGGCTGCTGGGCAGGTTGTTATGGGAGTCGTGCCCCGGAATGGCAACCTAAGTGAGCACTAATACAAGAAAGCCCCTTCCGGGGCTTTTTTTATGACTTGAACAAATACTTCTTATGTAAATGTAATCTCGCTTTATTGTACTGAACAGCAGTAATAACTAAAGCAACTGCCCAAGGTACAATAGTTGCAGCCCATGGAACAAGACCTGCCCACCAACTAGCCATTAATGGTTCTTTCATTAACATCAACATAGCAACGGCAAACAAGACAAATGATCCTACAAACACAGTGTCGGGCCAACGCTGTAGAATCTTGCTGACTAAGGTAGCGCCGAACAATATAATTGGCACACTGATCAACAAGCCAGCAATAATAAGAACAAAGTTTCCATTAGCGGCTGCGGCAATACCTAGTGCGTTGTCGATGCCCATAACAGCATCAGCAACTACAATAGTTGATATAGCACCCCAGAATGTGTCCTTGGCCTCAATGTTGTGTTCACCGTGATCAAATACTAATTTCCAGCCAATCCATATCAATGCTGCCGCCCCTATAGCACGTAGACCGGGAATCATTAGTAGATATGTTAATGCCGCAACTGATACAAAACGAATAGCAATGGCACCAAAGGTACCCCAGAAGATGGCCTTCTTGCGTAGGTGGTCTGGTAATTTATTAGCCGCCATTCCAATAACAAGAGCGTTATCACCGGCCAATACAATGTCTATCAGAATGATAGCGAGAAATGCCCATAGGGCTTGGAGCGTAAAGAGTTCCATAATCTTCCTTGAAAAGTTATGGTCTCACCGCTTTGTCTGTACGCCGGATATAGTTATATCGTGTTGACGACGTATAGAACCAACACCTGTTGGTTAGTTACTCCCCGCAAGTATTTATCCTACTATGAGATCGTAAATTTCTTTCCAGCTCTTGACACGTGGAATTTCTGGATGTTCATAGTCCATGTTATGACCGTGTTCAACTAATAGACTTTTTAGGCCTAGTTCATGTCCGACGACAGCATTGGTAATCTTATCTTCAATCCAGTAATAACCTTTGCCTTTGTAAGGAGCCAGTGCTTCGTCTTTATCGGCACCTGTATCTAGATAGATAAACTTTTCAAATGCTGTTTCACCAAACAATTTCTTAAGATTCATTGTACGCAGAGCACAGGCATTTTCATCCTTGCTCAATGATGTAATACAATGGAACACATAACCATGTTCTTCGTGTAGTCTTTTAACATAATACATAGCATCACGCAAGGGAGGTAAAAAACCCATATGTGCTGATTCGTTAAAGATTTTAATTAGCTTCTTGCCCTGTTCGGGATCAATGCCATAACGGGTACCAATATTGTATTTTAGATTGCCACCGTCTTGCTTGTTAAAACCGTGTTGTTGCATGTATACGTCAAAAGCGTATTCCCAATCTAACAACACTCCGTCTGCGTCTGTAAGTATGATTTTTTTCTTCATACTATATTATAGCATTATTTTGGACGAATGTCAAGTGGATAAGTAAAATATGAACACAATAATCGCAACCTTGGTAATGGTTCAAATTACCATAGCCTGTGTGACTCTATATCTACATAGAAGTCAAGCACACAGAGCAGTAGTATTTCACCCAATCCTAGCACATCTAATGCGTTTTTGGCTATGGTTATCAACTGGGATGGTGACCAAACAATGGGTAGCTATCCATCGCAAGCATCATCAAAAATCGGATCAAGAAGGAGATCCCCACAGCCCACAGATCTACGGCATTTGGCGTGTGCTGTTTGGCGGAGCATTCCTCTATCACAAAGCCAGCAAAGATACTGCAATGGTCAATCAGTTAAGCACAGGCACACCCGATGACTGGATTGAGCGTAAACTTTATACCCCACACAGCCGCTTAGGGATTCTTCTTATGTTGGTCATAGACCTTGTTCTTTTTGGCCCTATGGGTTTAGTAGTGTGGGGTATTCAGATGCTGTGGATCCCTTTTTGGGCAGCTGGAGTTATCAACGGACTCAGCCACTGGTGGGGATATCGCAATGTTGAAACTAAAGATACCAGTCGCAACCTATGGCCTATAGCGTTCTGGATTGGCGGTGAAGAACTACATAACGGACATCATGCAGATGGAGCCAATGCCAAGTTTAGTCAACGCTGGTGGGAGTTTGATATAGGCTGGATGTATATCTGTATCTTGCGATTCTTAAGACTTGCTAAACTTAGAACCACATAATGAAAAAGGGCTCCGAAGAGCCCTTTTCACTTAGTACTAACTATATTTCCGCTATGCGGGTATAATATTACTTCTTTGCACCTGTATTTACAAAAGCATACATTTTTTCTGCTGCTTCTAATACTTTTTCTAGCCCTGGATATGTGGGCATATCAACTTTGCTAACGATTTGTCCTGTTTTTTCATCACGCTGGGCAGTCAACTCCCAACCTTGAAATTTAACATGAAAATCTTGTGCAACTAGATCCTTAGCCATAGCCAAGATATCTGTACGGATTTCATAACCGTTTTTATTGAATTTAACTTCTGGTAGCTTTGGTGCTGTAAAAATTTCTGACATAATAATCTCCTGTGTGTTAATGTCTGTTGCTAACAACTACTTCTTTTTCGCTGTTAGTTTATTATATATGCCTAGAGACAAAAAAGCAACTTATTTCTTGAATTTTTTTACTCGTTCCTTAATAAGTCCAACTACTTCATCACTAAGCACTACTTCATAGTGGTTGTAATCAACTTCCACTAATTCCATATCAGCATGATGTTTTTGACTGCTGATAGTTACTACTCCATCATTGGGCTCATGCATAAAAGGACTTTGTCCCTTTACGGTTACAATATTAGTCCAAGGATGCTGTATTTTGATGGATTGAGCCTGTTTCATAACCCAACTACTAGGGCCAATATCACGCATTAGTCTGCTGAACGGTAGGAAATATTTTGCATAGTCTGCAACTTCGGCTCCTCCGTATGGAGTGCTAAGGGTAATAGCACCTTTAACATTATTGGGCATAGCGTTGGCCAAATGTAAACTATAGATACCGCCTAGGCTGTGTGCTATAAACACTAGATCTTTAACAGGCTTCAGTTGTACCATCATTTCATTTAGGTTGTTTTCAAATCCATTGCGACTGTCATAATTAATGTCTGTGCCATTACCTAACTTGCTTCTAATATAATTGAAACTTTCACTAGTAGCACTAGCTCCGTGAATGTAAACTAAAGTCATTACTTACTCCCAAGCTGCGGGTGCTGGTATTTCGCATGGACCTTCTGCAGGTTCTGTGCCGTAATCTGCAGGGGTAATAATCTCAAGATATTCCATATCTGGACTGTAGTCGTATAGGTAGTGTACAATACCGGGACGTTGCTGTACGCAGTCGCCTGCTTCTACTAAGTGTATTTTATCTTCATACATGAACTTAGCCCAACCTTTTAACATATAAACGATTTGGAATTCAGCCACGTGAATATGCCAGCCTGTGCCACCCGAATTCTCTGGGGGTAAGTTAGCTTTGGTAATGTGTGCAAGTACACGCCCGTGTGTTGCATCTGCTACGCCAAGATCCTTGTAAAGGAAAAAGTCGCGAAGACCGCCACCCTTAAACTCTACTTCAGATCCCTTGACGTGTGAAAACTTTGTAGTCATCTAGAAGACCTCCTGTGTGTATGTATATATGCCTTGCGGCGCAATAATGTTATTTGGCCAACATTATGTCTCTAGCTTCTTTGTGCATGCCTGCACGAGCCATTGCAGCCGCAGCTCTTGCCTGGCCAATGCTCAGGCTAATTTCGTAAAATACTTTTAATAATTTTTTCATAGATAAGATTCCTTTTGAGAATTGAATTGTCGGATATAGTTTTCCAACTGAGCGGCATCGGTAATGCCTTTGGTGCTTAGATAACTGTCTAAGCGGCTTTGATAGCTGCTACCTGGAAACATTTCTGCTAATCTTTCCAATATAGACAGCATCTTTGCTGATATATATTTCATTGTGTTTTCCTGTGTGTTTATGTAGACTCAGTGTTTCTACTGAGTATTTAGTCCGCTCTTGTGCAATCGCACATTTTTCAGTACAATGTTATTATTGTTTAAAATGAGTTAAATACACAATAGGAAATAATTTATGAAACTTCGTACCAGATCAATTCTGCAGGAACTTAATGAAATTGCCGAAGTACGCAATACGGATTCGCTAATCGAAAGCCGTGCCACCAATATCATTAATTCTGCTATTAATCTGTTGGAAAGCATACACAAGCATTATGATGCTGAGAGTGCCGACGAACTAGAGCGCAGGCTTATTAATGCTATCAAAGGGCAGGATCCCAGTAAATTTACCCGCGGTGTGCGAAGAATTACAGAAGCACGTAAGACCAAAAAGAAATTAGAAGAATCCAATGACAACGAGTAATCTATTCGAAGGGGGCAATGTATTCAAAGGCCCCGACAAACAAGCACTTACACAGCGTATTGCCACAGGCGATGTAGAAGAAACCATTCTGTATATTGAAAAAATTACAGGCCTAGACTTTACCAAAGAAAAAGATTTAGATGACAAGAAGCCTGTTAAATGGTTAGGTACTACTGGACGCAAAGAAGATCCAGATGGCACATTTGAACGTAATAGTTCCGGCGACCTAGACCTATCAGTTGATGCTAACGAAGTAAACAAGAAAGAGTTTGCTGACAAATTGATCAGCCAATTTGGCAAAGAAAATGTCAAATTAAGCGGAGATAATGTACACTGGAAAACTCCCATTAAAGGTGATCCAGCTAATGGATTTGTACAAGCAGACTTTATGTTCTCAGCTAATCCTAAGTTCCAACAGGGTAGCATGATTGGCGGCCAAGGCGAGTATCGCGGCGAGCATCGCCACATTGTATTGAGTTCAATCGCTCGTGCTCGTGGTATTAAGTACAGCCCTAAGCATGGACTACTAAACGCAACCACAGACGAACTGCTACCAGACGGTAATGATTGGAATAACATTGCCAAACAGTTGCTTGGACAAACAGCTACAGTCAAAGACATTAAGTCAGTTGATGCAATCTTAAATTATATTAAAAAACTGCCCAACTACGAAGAACTAGTTGCAGGTGCAAGAGAAACATTAGGCAAGCAAGGTGTCGAACTCCCCAAGAAAGAAGCCTTTGAAAGCTACCAACCCGGAACAATAGGTTGGATGCGCAGAATGATAGACATTACAAAATGAGAGCATTTGAATTCCTAACCGAAGCTGAAGCAGCACCTGCTCCTAAGAAAGTGGGCAGAGAGTTTAACCACCTAGAAGACCTAGTGTTTACCGAAGCCAACGGTGCAACAAAAGCTATCCAAATCCTAAAAGACCTAGCTAGCCCAGATACCAGCATCACTATTAAATGGGACGGTAATCCCACAGTCTACTGGGGTAGAGAAGAAGACGGCACATTCCGCATGGTTGGCAAGAACAACTGGGGACGTGAGGAAGGCAAGAGCTCCAGCCCAGAAGAACTCAAACAGTTTATCATGAGTCGTGGTAAGGGTGAGGAATGGCGTGAAAAGTTTGCCAGTGATATGGCAGCACTGTGGCCTGTGTTTGAACGTGCAACTCCTGCAGAATTCCGTGGTTATGTATATGGAGATATCCTGTTTCATCCAGGTAAACCTTATAAAGGTGGTGATGGCAAGATTATGTTTACTCCTAACCAAACCACATACTCTGTTTCAGGTAATAGCGAAGTGGGCCGTGCATTGGCCAAGGCCAAGATAGCGGTAGCAGCTCACAAAGTGTTCAGCTACTTCGGCGACAAGAGCGGCGAGGACTTTGACAATCCAGAACAGTTTTCAAAAAACCCAGACCTAAAGATCTTTGGCTTAACCACAGTTAGCCATAGACCTGCTGTGGGTGCAGAAAATCTTGCAAAGATTGAAGCTCTAGCTAAAAATCAATCGGCAATTAATAATTTATTAGCACCTGTTGCAGGTATGGGTTATTTACAAAGCGAAATATACACGTTTGTTAATAATCAATCAAAAGCCAAACAACTAGATAATATCAACACTGAAGCCTTTATGGCCTTCGTGCAAAAGACTCCCGCAAAAGCAGCCAAGATACAAGCACACAGCGATGCCCACCCGGGTGTAATGGACAAGCTGTTTGAACTTGTGCGTGAGATCATGGCAGCTAAAGACGAAGTGATTCGTGAGCTTGATTCAGCAGAAGGCGATATCACAGCTACTACAGGCGGCAAGCCAGGTGGTGAAGGCTATGTTGCTGGCGGTTCAAAACTAGTGCCTAGAGACCGTTGGACTCCGTTTAGAGCCGACTAAAAACAGCCGTATCGGCGTGATTTTTCCAATCCAATATAAATACTTGCATAGGAATCAAGGTGGTTCCTAATATTGCCGGTCCCGGAGCGGGATCATTGATAAGGAGAAAACATCATGGCAGCATATACAAGAGCAAACGGCGGAACAGGCGCCCACGGTACAACAGTTAGCGTAGCACAATTAAAAGCGTTCGAAGTTGACGCATTAGTATCACTAGCAGCAAAAGCTGGAGTTGATTCAACAATCGAAGCAATCGTTCGTGAATTTCAACCATTAATGTATGTTTCTACAGGAACAGCAGGTAAGATTTTCATGATCGTTGACGGTCATGCAGTTAATGCAGCTTCTATGCAAATTCGTCTACGTAATTTAGGCACAGTTGATAGCATTGTATTAACAAGCGCAACAGTTACAGAGCGCGAATTAGACGAGTTCGATGCAACCTAATTAGTTAATTCTCAGGGATGGGAAGCACTAAAGCACCTTCGGGTGCTTTTTTGTTGGCTGGTCAATCAAGAGTGTAAATAGTAGCACATTATGGCACGCTATCAAGTTATTACACTCGTCGACATCACTAGAACTCACGCTTCTAGATATGAGACAGACAAAACTAAATTAGGACAACAGGCCAATTTTAATGCACTCCAACAGGCAATTGGCTTAC